TGTCGCTCGACCTCTGAACCGTAGAAAAAGTACGAGGGCGAACATGTGTTCTACGTGAGCTGGGACACCAGAAGATGTGTTCGGTAAAACAAAAGGACCCCCACCGTACTCTCCCAAGGCCCCGAGGAGAATACGGTGGGGGTCCCGGGAGATTCTAGCACACAGCTATACTGGAGACTGCGGGACCCCGCCCGCACAGTTCACAGAAAGGTGCCCGAAATGGGAGGAGCAGGTAACAATCGAAGCCGCCGCGGTAAGTTCGAGGTGGCGAAGGCAACCCCCGTTGTCATTGACCCCGCCGAGCAGCCGAGCCTGGAGCAGATCTCGCCCGACGTTGAGTGGCTACCCCCGACCGTTGAGTTCTGGGAGTCGCTGCCCGAGCACCCTACGTTCCAGACGATGACCAGCGCGCAGTGGTATTCTGCGGCGCTGTCCCTTGCCGTGCCCTACAACGAGGCCCTGACGAAGCTCCTCAACGGCCAGCCTTCGACCCGCGCATCCGAGGTCTACACCTCCCACGCGAAGGACTATGGCCTGACCCCCAAGGCAATGCTCGGTATGAACATCGAACTGCTGACCGCTGCCGAGATGCAGCAGCGCGTGGATGCCTCGCGCCCGCAGTTGCCGCCTGCGTTGGGTAGCCCCTCCCGTACCTACGACGGACTCCGACTGGAGGGCAAGTAGTGGACATCTTCGGCAACGCACCAGTAGCCGCTGGCTTCAAGCCGGAGTACCCCGGCGAGTTTCCCACGCTGGGCTTCGAGGCGATCCACTGGATGACGCAGTTCCTCGCCCGCCCGACGGTCACCCGGTACGAACCCTTCTCCCCGACTCGTGAGCAGGCGGAGTTCCTGCTCAGGTGGTACCGGCTGGACCCCATCACGGGTCAGCGCAAGTACCGCCGCGGCGTGATTCAGCGACCGAAGGGATGGGGGAAGTCACCCTTCCTGTCCGCGATCGCGGCGTTCGAGGCGCTGGGCAACTGCCGCTTCGCTGGCTGGGACGCTAACGGACGCCCGGTAGGTGCGCCGTGGAACGCAGAGCGTAAGGTCGAGATCTCCCTGCTGGCTGTGTCGGAAGACCAGACCCGCAACGCCTTCGAGCCGATGAAGGAGATGATGGGTACTGACCACCTCGCCGCGTACTACCCCGGCTTGGAGGTCATGGAGACGCGCATCTTGCTCCCCTTCAACGGCATGATTAAACCGCGCACGGCGAGCGCGGCCAGCTTCGAGGGCACCCCGCAGGTGTTCACGATTGCTGACCAGACCGAGACGTGGCTACCGAACAACGGCGGAGTGGAGCTGGGCGCGGTGGCGAAGCGAAACATGTCTAAGACCGATGGCACGCTGCTTGAGGCCCCTAACGCCTTCGTGCCCGGCGCAGGCTCCTTCGCGGAGCTGACGTGGGAGGCATACCAGAAGGCTATCTCCGGCGACTCGTTCCGAGACAGCATCCTCTACGATACGAGGGATTGGGGCGAGCCCGACTTGGATGACCCGAACAGTGTCATTGCTGGCCTGGAGCACGCCTACGGTGACTCCCTCAAGTCTGCGCACGGGTGCCGCATCCACACTCCCCCCTGCGGCGTGGACGGTTCCCCGTACCCCGGTGGCTGGGTGAACATCAACGGTGTACTCGACGATGTGTTCGACCCGGCGACGACGCTCTCGGACGCGGCTAGGTATTTCGGCAACAGGCCTCACGCCGCTGCCGATGCCTTCCTGGACATGAGCCAGCTTGCCGCCGCCACCTTCTACGACCTAGAGGCGGCGGGTATCCAGCCACCCTCGGCGCGCGACAAGATTGTGCTGGGCTTCGACGGCTCGTGGGGTCGAAGTAAGGGCATCACGGACGCGACCGCAATCGTGGCGATGCGAGTCTCGGACGGCTTGTCCTGGGCTGTGCGCATCTGGGAACAGCCGGACACGGCAGAGGGTCGTGACTGGGAGCCTCCGCGCCATGAGATTGACGCGGTGATGCGCCAGACTATTCAATCGTTCGATGTTGTGGACGGACTATTCGACCCCTCCGGCTGGGAGACTGCCGCCGCGGAGTGGGAGAACCTGATTTCCACACGGCGCGTGGAGCGTCAGCAGCTCAGTACCCTGACGAAGGCACCTCCCCGCTATGGCTCGATGATGTGGCGCGGTAACCAGCTATCGGCGGTGGCCGCGGCGACCCAAGCCCTCCGTATTGCGATCATCGAGAAGGAAGTGATGATTACCGGCTCGTCCGACCTGAGCCGCCACATCCTGAACGCGGTGTACCGCGAGACGCGCGCGGGTAAAATTCTGTATAAGGAATCCCCGAGCAGTGCCCGCAAGATTGACGCGGCGTATGCCCTGATGCTGGCGCACCAGTCACGCCTGCGAGTGCTGGCTAAGGGTACGGGAGCAGACCAGACGCGCGGTGTCATGCAGCCGTTGCGTATTCGATAGGAGAAGAAGATTTGCTGATTTCAAGCGACCTCATCGGTGAGCCCGGCTCGGATGCCTGGTGGATGAACCGCCTCGGTACCATCATGGCCGCGCGCACTCCGCACGTGTACCGGATGCTGGAGTGGTATTTCGGTAATGCGCCCATGCCCGACCTGGACGCGATGGTGGATGACAAGACGGCGGCGGCGTACAAGCGCCTGGTGAAGCTGTCCCGTATGAACCTGGCGTCACTGCTGGTGGATGCGCGCCTGCCCCGTATGCGACTGAGCGGTGCGCGCACCACGGCGGACGACTCCCCGAACGGGGATGATGTGGTGGCAGAGCTACTGCGCGAGCAGAACTTGAATGTGAAGCTTCGCCTGGCGTGGCGCGATGCGCTGGTCACCGGCAAGGGCTACATCGTTTCGACGGTGGGAGGCATGATGCACTCCTCCCCGTTGAATACGGTGTGCGTGACAGATTCGTTCGGTAACGTGGCGGCGGCTATGACGGTCTATGTTGATGAGATGACGCAGGAGAACGTTCTGCTGCTGGCGCGCCCTGGGTACGTCCGAGAGGCACGCTCCTCTACCGGACTGTGCGTGCTTCCGAACGCTATCTACGAAGCGAAGAACGGAGGGGCGTTCCAGCCCGGCATGTTCGCCAAGGAGGACGCTAAGGGGTGGTCGATGCTGGCCGACCGATGGGACCTGGGTGAGCCTTCCCCCACCGGGACTGAGGGTGTTCCAGTCTACGAGTTCGCGTATGACCGAGGTTTGCTCAAGAAGCACGAGGCGTCGATGCTTCGTATCAACCAGATCCTTCTGCAGCGCAGTGTCATCTTCGCGACGCAGGCGTTCAAGCAGCAAATCGTTCTTGACGCGCCCTTGACTGATGATAGTGGAAACCCCATCGACTACAGGGAGGTTAAGTTGGACAACGCCCCTGGCTCGTTGTGGTTCCTGCCCAAGGGCGCGAAGTTCTGGGAGTCCTCTACGGTGGACACCTCCCCGATGCAGGAGGCGCTGCAGGACGAGCTACGCAACCTGGCTGGTGAGTCCCGTACTCCGCTGTTCATGCTGAGCTCTGACTCGGTGAACGCATCGAGTGAGGGTGCCTCCGCACAGCGCGAGCTTCTGGCGTTCGACATCGAGGAGCTGGAGGATTTGTTTACCGAGACGTTGAAGCGCTTGATTTCGGATGCGCTGATTGCGCGCGGGGAGACGGAACGCGCAGACCGTGCGCAGATGCGCATCGAGTGGGTGGACCCGCGCCGCCCGTCCCAGCTGGAGCGAGCAACGGCTATCGCGGCAGCGACCGGAGCGGGTATCCCCCTGGACACGGCTCTGCGCAAGTTCGGCGGCTTCACCCCTGATGAGGTGGAGGAGACGATGCGTGAGGTTGGCGTGGGCAAGCTCATCGACACGCTCTCCTCGAACGTCGCGCCTTTGGAGAATCCGTACCCGGAGGTCACCCCCGGCAAGGAGGAGTCCCCGGCAAGTAGCACGGAGGTTGTGGACACTGCGGTGAACTTCTCTCCCGACGCTAACCGCATCTCGAAGACGGGCGCATAACCATGACCACGATGGGAGATGTCGCCAACGGCAAGTCCGCGCGCACCCGCTCCCTGGTGGATGCGCTCGTGCGCTGGCTCTTCAATCTGTGGGAGTCACACACGGATTTCAGCGACGCGGGAACAGCTGAGCTGATTCGCGATTCGGTGGATGCCGTGGAGGAAACGCTGGTTCGCGCTCGCCAGGAGGAGGACGCATACCAGGAGGTTGTGTTGCGCGCGCTGGGCCGTCGGTTCCCTGACGGCGTGCCGCCTGCAGACCGTGAGCTGTACCCGCGTCAGAACAAGATTCCAGAGGAAGTGTGGGCGCGCCCTGTCTTCGTTTACCGCAAGGCACGGCAGGAAGGGGCGAGCCCTGCAGAGGCGAAGTTGCGCGCGCTCGGGCGAGTGCGTGAGCTGGCAGAAGCAGATATTAAAATGGCTCAGCGCGAGCGCGCCTCCCGCATCCTACAGTCTGCGGCCCCGCAGGGCGTGATAGGGTACCGGCGCATCATCCACCCGGAGCGCTCCAAGACGGGTACCTGTGGTCTGTGCTTGGTGGCGGCGAACCGTATCTACTCCACCGGCGAGCTGTACCCCTTGCACACAGGGTGCCAGTGCGAGGTTCTACCCATCACCGAGGAGCACGACCCCGGCTTGCACCTGAACCGCGAAGACCTGGATGCTATCTACCGCATCGCAGGCTCCACCGGAGCGTCCGACCTATCGAACACACGTATCAAGGAGTACGTCTCGGGTGAGTGGGGGTCGGTGCTGCGCAAGCACGACCGCTCCACGGCTTCGGGTCTGTCCCCGAGGGACGAGAAGTTCGCCCTGCCCGAGGAGGATGCACAGCGCTACTCGCGTGTCTCCGACCCGGAGCGTATGGTGCGCCGTCTGAACAAGTCGCGCAGCGAGCTCGGGGAGTGGGAGTCTCGCCGCGGCTCTGCGTCCCGCTCGCGCAAGAGCAACCTGGAGAAGACGCTGGAGTACTGGGAGAAGATGGCAGGATGATTACGCTAGTCACGGGCGCCCCGGCTTCGGGAAAGAGTACCTATGTGCGGTATCACGCGAAGCCTGGCGATGTTATCATAGATTTGGACAATATCAAGGAGTTTGCGCGTGGAGACGAAAAGTTGGCGGCGCGGCTCCGTACAGCGTTTGAGTCTCGGATGCACACCCTCACTCAGGATGTGTGGGTGGTCCGAACCCTCACGAACCCGGTGGACCGGGCGCTCTACATTCGCAGGCATCACGTGGCGCGAGTGGTAGAGCTGCGTGCGCCGGGGGAGATTCTTCATTCCCGAGCAAGAGGGCGTGGGGACTCCCAGGAAGTTCACGAGGTCATCGACCGCTGGCTTGACCAGAACCCCGGAATGGGGAGCACACCGGAAAGGTAATCATGGAGAACGAAGCAAACGTCACTATCGAACCGGAGCCCAAGGCGGTAGACATCTCCCAGGTCGGAGAACAGCTTGGCAAGGAAGAAGACGCACCCAAGGGTGGCACGGATTGGAAGCATCACTCCCGAACCTGGGAGCAGCGCGCTAAGGACTCGGCACGAAAGGTGAAGGAATTGGAAGACGCACTAGCAGCACAGAGCGCGAGCGCAGACACGACTGACCAGCTGGCAGCATTGCAGGCGAAGGTCGCGTCGCTAGAGGCTGACGTAGCCGAGAAGGAGTTTGACAACATCTTCAACCAGGCTATTCAGGCTTCGGGTGCATTGCATCTGGCAACACTCAAGGAAGGACTCAACCGAGAAGCCTTCCGCGCCGAGGACGGTTCGTGGGATTCGGGGAAGCTGAACGCCTACATCTCCGGTCTGGTGCCTGCTGACGCGGCCCCCGCTACCGCTTCTCCCGGACTCCCGCAGAACTTCTCGCAGGTTACTTCTGCTTCTGTAAAGGATGAGGAAGCCACGGCGCGGCGTCTTGCGGAGCAAATGATTAAGAAACTCTAGATAAAGAAAGAGGCGACCATGCCCCGAATTAAGCGTGCGGAATACCGCATGTCGGGTCTGAACTGGCTGCTTGAGGGCAAGGCCCGCGACCACAGTCAGACCGCGATCTTCGACCCCGCAAACTTCACCGAGGTGATTGCCAAGTACAAGTGCATCCCCTCCGGCTACCCCGTTCAGATTGACTCTAGCGGAAACATCACCCCCATCAAGGCGGCTACCGACACCCCCGATGCGCTGGTCATCTGGGATCAGAGCGCTAAGCCGGGCACCGGCAAGCAGGAAGTGGCTGTTCTGATGCACGGCGTTGTCTACCACCACCGTCTGCCGAAGGTCATCGTTGGCGGCGAGGAGAAGACCCTCGAAGTAGACAAGACCAAGAAGACCCCGCTGATCTACCTGTACGAGAAGGGCGCTGAATAATGGCAGAGATCTGGCATGATGCCGTAACCCCCCTCGAGCTGACCCTCGCGATCCGCGATTTCGCGAAGGAGTTCCTGGATAAGGAGCGAGTAGACGGTCACCTGACCTCCTTCCTCCCCGAGGTCCCGGTTTCCACCCGATCAGTGTCGCTGTCGGCGGTCACTCCGTCTCGACAGGGTATGGCCTTCAACCGCGCGATTGACGCTGAGACTACCCGAGGCACCACTCAGGCTGCACGTAAGATGGCTTTCGATTTGCCGAACCTGTCTCATGCTGTAGCTATCTCGGAGGACCAGATTCTCGCGGCTCATCTGGGCGAGTCGGTGATGGCAGAGAATTACATTCTGGATGCGGCTATGGCGGTCTATAAGGCCGTGGACGCAACCCTGGAGTGGCAGCGTGGTCGCGCACTGACCACCGGCAAGACCCCGCTGATTTTCCCCGGCGGCACGACTATTGAGGATGATTGGGGCCGCGACGCGCGTATGTCCGTTACCGCTACCCAGCTGTGGAGCGACCCGAACGCGCCGGTGCTCGACCACCTGCGAGAGTTCGTTGAGGCGTACCGCCTGGTGAACTTCACCGTTCCGGGCGCTATCGTCGTATCCCAGAAGATTCTCAATTACCTGGTCCGTAACAACCAGGTCTTCAAGCAGCTGTACGGCACCCTGGCTGGACAGGTAAGCGGTACCGTCATCGGCCAGGAGGCTGTGAACGCGGCCCTTAAGGGCATCGGTCTTCCCCCCATCACCGTCTACGAGCGTATCGTTCGTAACCCGGAGGGTGTGGACGTGCGCGTGCTTGACGAGGATCGTATCTACCTGCTCCCTGCAGAAGGCTCTACCGACATGGGCGCGACCTTCTGGGGTCCCACCGCCTCCGCTGTCAAGCTTGGCTGGACCCCCACTCAGGGCGCTGGTATCTTTACGGGTGTTCGCACCAATGACACCATCCCGTATGTCACTGAGGTTGTTGCTGACGCACTGGCTATGCCCGCGCTCTACAACCCCAACCTGGCTTTCGTAGCTAAGGTTCTCTAGTGGCTAAGGCAGCGGATACCTTGTTCATCGCCGGGCAGTTCATCCTGGCTGGCGAAGAGATCCCCGCCGAGCTGGTCCCCCTCATCACCAATCCAGAGGCGATCGAGGGGGGCATCCCTGCTCCGGCAAAGGCGCGAAAGCCGCGTACCAAGAAGGAACCCGTAGAGGAGGCGTAGTGGCTAATTTGGTCATCACCCGAGAAGAAGTTGAGCTAGAGCTGGGCGACTTGCCGTTGGCTCGTCCCCTCGACCTTATCGAGGGGAAGATCAAGGCCGCTATCGCAACCCTTCGCGGAGTCTGCCCTCGCGTGGACCGTTTGCTTGCATCTGACGCACCGCTGAGCGAAGTCGATGAGCTTAACATCAAGACTGCGGTTATCAACTCGGTCAGTCGTTTCATGCGAAACGACATGTCCGGGTACCGCAAGGAGGAAGAGTCCAGCTACGCCTACGAGCGCGACCCGCTGTGGTCGAGCGCGAACCTGTGGTTCACCGACCTGGAGCTCAAGGCGCTCAAGTGCAACAGCATCGACGGGTGTACCGCCTTCGGTACCATCCGCACCACCCTCTCGGAGCCTTACGCTTCTGGGTGGGGTTTCTCAGGTGGGTGGTGCTGATGAGCCTGGTTACCAACCCCCGGCATGTGGTGAAGGTGTACCCGGCAATCAAGAAGATGATGCCTGACGGCGGTGGCGGCATTGGCTGGTCGGATAAGCCGTTGCTCATCCGGGGCAATGTTCAGCCGCTTGCCAGTGATAACTTGAACCGTACCGCCTCGACCCGTGATGAGTATTACGGCGAAACGTTGGCGACTACGGCGGTTATTACGACCCCACCCGGCACGTGGGATAAGGCGCGACAGTCCCTCCCCGAGGAGCTTCGCGAGGGCTTCCCCATCGACGCGCTGGTGGTGTTCGATCCCAACCAGTACACCACTGTGCTTGGGGTGCGAACCCCAACGGGCGGCGCGCCTCTGGTCTACCAGATCAACGCGCGCGAGGTTCTGTTTCGTATGGGGCGGCACACCCAGCACGATAAGGTTTCTTTGTATCGCGGCAATGATGTTCACCGTAAGTTCCTGGAAGGAAAGGTCTAGTGGCACGACGAGACGGAATCGAGCTGTACGACTCCAACGCACGGCATATCAGTAGCCGGTTGTCCATCCAGACCACCATCCTTGATGACGTGGCTGACGACATCCGACGCGAAGCACGACGCGCGGCAATGCCGTATCGGAAGAGTATCGGTGACTCGTATGTCGATCACTTCAAGGTGAAGACAGACCGATACACCGGCAAGGGTCGCCACAAGCAGTACCCGGTGTACGACCGACTGGTGGTCAATGACCACTACGCGGCGCACATCGTGGAGCTGGGTATCGGCAAGGACGTTATTCACTTCTCGGACGGACGCGAGCAGGAGGTTACGGAGCTGCAGCGAGGTCATTTCTTCCTGACCGGCGCGGCCGCAAAGGTGGTAGGAATGAAGAAGCTTCGCCGTCCCCGTCCTGCACTGCGACCGGCAGATTGGGACAAGCGCGATGCACGCCGCGAGATCAACAAGGGCACTGGCTTCCGTCATGATGTCCTGCGAAAGGGTAAGTGATGGAACCTGCAAATTCAGCGGTGTGGCTTCATACCGTGCTCGAACAAGCGTTCCCCGGTCACGTCATCAAAGACGTCGGCTCGGTGGAGCTGCCAGAGTGGTACATTCAGCAGCACGAGATGATGTCGTCCTTTGATGAGCCGGATGCGGAGTCGGTGCTGAGCATTTCCCGACGAAGCTTCCGACTTCGCGTGTATGCTCCCACCTCATATGAGGCGGCTCAGCACGCTTCCCGCGCCCTGGACGCGGTACAGCGGGCCGTGGAGAACCAGGTAACCGCTGGCGGCCTCACCGGATGGTCTTTCTCCCTGTGGCAAGGCCCGGTGGAGAATTTCAAGGTCACGTCCATTAAGGCGACCATCGGGGCACAGGTGGACTGCTCCTTCTCGGTGAAGTTCATCCATACCTACGACGAGCTTTTCGGACGAGGCTAAAACACTATCAAGAAAGGAGTTCTTGTGGCACGTCATAAGAACTACGACCCGGCTGATGTAGTCGGCGTGAACTGGGCAACCGTTCTGGTTGGAACTAAGGGTCCGGCAACCCCGTTCCCGGACATCAGCAACTTCAAGTTTGAGGATGCGTCCACTTATCCGACTGGCTTCGTTCCCATCGGTCTGACCTCGCGAGAAAGCCTCCCGTCAGTCACCACCGACGGCGGCGAAGAGACTGTCCTGGACACTGCCGAGATGAAGAACGTGGAGTCTCTGACTTCCGGTAAGTCCTTCTCCATCGCGTTCACCGTTCACTCCCTCAACAAGAACACCCTCAAGATCGCGTTCGGCGGCGGCAAGGACGAGTCCCAGCTCGTTAAGGGCTCTGGCACCAATACTCAGATTATTCAGGGCATCAGCTCGGGCGACAACTCGCTGGAGCTTCCGGTTCTGATTATCTACTCCGGTGGCGGTAAGAACGTTGGCCTGTATTGGCCCCGTGTTAAGGTCAGTGGTGGTACTCTCGCGGATGTCTCGATGGAGTCGCTGATGGCTCTGAACTTCACCGGCAAGATGCTACAGCCCACTACCGAGCACCTCAAGGAGATCACCAAGGTGTTCACCCCCGGCGGCTCGCACGAAGGCTTCCTTATCAAGCCTTCCGCTTCTGCGGTGACCGCGAACGCGGTTGTGGCACTGGAGGGCGGCGACCCTGTGTCTCCGGTACCTGCGGTTGTACCGGGCGGCTAATACGTAGCGCCTCTACGGGCAAGAGACGCTATAATAATGGGAGCAGAGATTCGTCTCTGCTCCCATTTTCTATGTACATGAAAGGACGGATCCTTGACTGAGATCAACCCCTCGCTTCCCCCCGTCTACGCTGACCAGCTGGCGGAGCTTCACACCCCCGAGCAGGCAGATGCTATTGCGCTCGCCGCTGCTGCCGAGAACACCCCGGCACCCGCTGAGGAGCCTAAGAGCTACCTCGAACTGCCCGGCCACGACCTGCTGATTCCGCTGGAGAAGCTAAAGACTAGCGACAGCTTCCGACTCTACGGCGCGTTCTCTGTTGTGCTGGAGCACAAGGCTCAGTCGGCACAGATGTTTGCCCTGGGGGACTTCCTGGATGAGTACGCCTCGAAGTTCATTTCGGCAGAGCTCCTGGCAGACTGGGAGAACTTCGCTGTCGCGAAGAACAACAGCGAAGTTCTCGACTTGCTCATGGCCTACTTCTCTGAGATGGGAAACGGCTAAAGCTGCTCCGTCTCGCGCGACGTGAGCCGAGCCTCGCGGCAGATTTCCTCGTCCTCTATGGCATCAACCTAGAGGAGGAAGCAATGCGTCTGCCCGCCTACATAGGCGGAGCACTCCTAAAGCGCCTGACCTTCGAGTCCCGCTCGATGTTCCGGCACGAGGTGCGGTTCGAGGCTCTGCAGGACGCGCGGGATATGCCGGAACCCCCGGATTTGAGGACGGAAGCCGAAAAGGAGCGTGCGCAATACGACGCCCTTTTCGGGTACGGACTCCCTGAGCAGCACCTTAATTGGATTCTGGAGCGGCTGATATCGTTCCAGGCAATGTACTACTCGGCTAACTCCCCCAAGGGCGCGAGCCCGATGGAGCGGGACGAGATTCCCACACCGGATAAGCTAGTCAAGAAGAAACGAAAGCCTACGCCTGCCGATTTGCTGAGGCTATACTACGGAGGCGAAGAAGATGACGAGCCCGCGGCCTAACCTCTACAGGTTGGCAGGCGGGCTCGTCTGTGCATGAGAGTAAGGAGGATACATGGCTCTCGGAAGTTTTGAGGCCGGTAAGGTACACATCCGTGTCCTGCCCGATGCCTCGGGATTCAACCGCAAGCTCCGGCCTGAGCTAATGAAGGCCAAGCGCGATGCTGAGAAGCTGATGCGCATCGAGGTTACCCCAGTGCTGAACAAGCAGGCGCTACAGCGGATCAAGGCGCAGCTGTCCGGTCTGGGTGGTACCGCAAAGATTCAGGTGGATGCCGATACGTCGGAGGCCAAGCGCAAGCTGGACGAGGCGGCAGAGGACCGCACCTCGACCGTCCACGTGAAGGCAGACCCCGCCGACCTGCAGAAGAGCCTGGATGAAGGCACCCGCGACCGCGGAGTACGTGTTCACATGGTGGGCGACTCGGACGACCTGGAGCGCAGTCTGCGCCGAAGCACCCGCGACCGCGGCGTGAAGGTCAAGACCGAGGCGGACTCCCGCGACCTGGAGAAGAGCCTGAACGAGAGCACCCGCAACCGTTCAATCAAGCTGCCCTTGGAAGCGGACTTCGACCACCTGGAGAAGCGCCTCAAGAAGGTGACCAAGGAGCGTAAGCCCCTGCGTATCCGCATCCAGGAAGCTGTCGAGAAGTACGACAATCTGGTGGACGCAGGTAAGGACGACCACCGACCGTGGAGCCAGCGCTTCGGGGATGAGTTCGAGCGCCTGCGCCAGAAGTTCAAGGAGTCTGAGCGCATCCCCCGGTCGTGGGGTGAAGCCTGGCAGAAGTCGGTGAGCTTCCTGCGCAAGGATAAGGACATTGATGAGTTCCTGCGCAAGATTTCGTATGCCCGCACCGAGACGAGGAAGCTGCGCGAGTTCTTCCGTGAGCGCCGCGAACGCCGTTCCGGGATTAGCTCGTCGGACGGGGAGGACTCCTCTAGCCATTCCGTAGACACCGGCAAGGTCCACACCGGGGGACTGCGTGACAACATCTCCCGCTCGGTGACCTCTATCCGCTCCTTCATCGACCAGGTTCGCGCTGCAGAGGGGCCGCTGTCTTCCCTGCGTAACGCCCTGAGTAAGGGCGCGCAGTCGTTCAGCGACTTCTACTCGCGCGTCTCCGAGCGCGCCCGAGAGACGTTCGAGCGGATGAAGAACTGGGTTACTCGCTCGAACGTGGACGATGAGTCCTTCGAGCGCTCCGGCAAGGTGCTTGATGGCTTCAACAAGAAGGCAAAGGACAGCGCGGACAAGTCACTGTCCTTGTCCGAGCGCATCTCTCAGCGTATGCGACGCATCGCTGAGGCGACGGTAGATAAGATTCACTGGATCACCTCGGGGCAGTTCGAGGATGATGACGCGGAGGACGTCACCAACCGCTTCTTCGATGCCTTCGAGAAGGGTATCTCCAACCACGATAAGCCGGACTTCAAGCTGTCCGACCTCGTGGATTTCAGCGACGACGACCTGTTCCGACGCGCTGATGAGCGCCTGCAGGACTACCGTAAGCGCCTGCAGGACTTCGAGAAGCAGAACCGTACCCTGATTCGTAAGATTGCTAACTCTGCATCCTTCGACGCGGCGCGCGGTACGGAGGCCTTCGACCAGATGAACGCGCGCCTGCAGATTCTTGCGCGCCAGGCGAACCGGGCTCGTAAGAATCTGCAGGCGATGGACAAGGCGATGCGAGATGCTCGTCGTAACGGCATCCCCAAGAAGGACCCGGCGGTAGAGGACGGCTCCTCGCCGCTGATGGGCGTGCGCTCCCTGCAGCAGAACAACGCTCTGCTCGATGAGGCCCGCCGCCGATTCGCTGACCTGGCTGACCAGGCAGAGCGGCTGGGTAATATCGACATGGCGCGCGGTCTGCGTGAGTCGATGGAGGCTGTGGGCCGCCAGATTGAGCAGAATATCAAGAATCAGAAGCTCTTCGGGCAGACCCTCACCGACCTGAGCGCTGCGCGTATCAGCAAGCGTGAGGACTCGCCCCGACCGTCCTCTCCTCTCGATGCGTTTCCGCAGACTCAGGTAGACTTCGGTGACTTCTCTGAGTCCTTAGCGAAGCTAACTTCGCACATCAAGGAACTCAAGGAGGAGCGCGCCAAGCTCACGGCAGACCTCAATAAGGCTGTCCAGTCCGGTGACGTCGAGGGCGTAGACCGTCTGCAGGAGTCCTTCGCCAAGTTGCGCGACCGTCTCCGAGACGCACGCGAGCAGATGGACTCGCTCAATACCTCGCAGAAGATTCTGAACTCGCCGGTGAATATCGGCAAGGGCCTTCTGGGCCGCCTGCGTGGTGACACTAAGGGCGAGCCTATCAAGATCGAGGCGGAGGTAGACCTTGACGATACGGTGGCTAAGGAGCGCATCAACCACTTGACGGAGGATAAGGAGATTACCGTCAATGCGGACGCGGACACTGGCCGCGCCCGTATGAAGATGGCATCTCTGACCCGCCCCCGCCACGTGCTCATCTCGCCTGAGCTTAACAAGGCCGCCTTCGTTAAGGTGGCAACGGCGCTCGCGTCGCTGTCCGGTGCGCGTGCCGCGTTCGACTTCACTAAGAAGTTCACGGACTTTATCAAGGACATGGATAAGAACCTGGGCGAGCTGGTCAAGCTGGCTTCGGTTATTTCCACCCTGGTATCCGGCTTCACGTCCTTGACCTCGCACGTCTTCGCGCTAGGCCGCTCCCTCGTCACCATGCTCCCCGCGCTATACGCCGTCCCGGGTCTGGTGGCCTCGTTCGGTGTGGCCACTCTGGCGACGGTGAACGCGCTCAAGAAGTGGGACGAGAAGATGAAGGACGTAAACGACCGCTTCAAGGACCTGAACTCTCGCGCGGCCCAGAAGTTCTGGGATGCCTTTGAAACCCCGATGCGTCGCCTCATCAACAACGTGTTCCCGGCATGGGAGCGTGGATTCCTCAACATGTCCGAGGCGATGGGCAATTTCTTCGTCAAGGCGATTGAGGGCGCGGAACGCTACGCATCACAGGGCGGCCTGGACCGCATCTTCGACTCAATGACCAAGGGTGTGGAGTCGATGTCCCGCGCTATGGCGCCGCTGACCGAGGGGCTGCTGCGCTTCGTGGAGATTGGCGTGTCCTACTTCCCGCGCTTCGGTGATTGGTTCACCGACATGGCGAACAAGTTCAACGACTGGACCAAGACTGCGGACATCACCTCCGCGATCGACAAGGGCATCCAGGCGATGAAGGACCTGTGGCGCGCCGCTGTTCAGACGTGGGGAATCCTGGACGCTATCTCCAAGGCAGCGACGGCGGCAGGCGGCGCTACGCTGGGTGACTTCGCTGACGCGCTGGGCCGCCTCCACGAGCGCCTGGAAACGGTGCAGTCCCAGTGGATTCTGACCACGCTTTTTAAGGGCGCTAATGACGCGATGTTCGAGCTCGGCAAGAGCTTCGAGATGATCTGGGACGCGCTAAGTCGTACCGCGGATAAGGTCGCGTCCGTTATGAAGGGCATCTCTGGCATCATCAACGCCTTCGTGGATTTGATGACCCGCGCCTTCTCGGACACCCGCTTCTCCGATGAGTTCGTGCAGGCGATTCAGGACGTGAAGACCGGCATGGAACAGCTGGCCCCCCACGGTTCCGACCTGGGAGCTATACTCGGCTCCATCTCGTCGGTGGTTGGTACTATGGCGAAGGTCTTCTTCCCCATCTTCGGTACGGTTCTTGAGGAGCTTGCCCCGATCTTCCAGGACCTCAAGCGCGCGGCTGAAGCGGTCATCCCCGTGCTCGGTACGTGGCTGAAGGACGCGATTAAGGGTATCGGTGACGTGATTGGACCCGTCATCGACAAGTTCGCTGATTGGGTGGAGAAGAACCCCGAGCTCGCCGCCACCTTTGGTATCGTCGCTGTCGCTATCGGCGGAATTATGGCGGTCATCGGACCGGCTCTGGGTGCTCTGGCAGGCTTTATCGGCACCGTCACCTCCATCTTTGGCGGTGTCGGTGCGGTGGTCGGAGCGTTCTCCGCAGGTGGCGCGCTAGAGGCGGTCGGCGCGGCTGTTGCCTCTGCCGCCGCGCCTGTTGCTATCGCTGTCGCTGCTGTGCTGGCCCTGGCCTTCGCGTTTAAGTACACCTGGGACCATTCCGAGGAGTTCCGTAAGCGCATCGAGTCCATCGGTAAGCACCTAGAAGAAGCGGCGCAGCCCTTCGTGGATTTCTTCAACAAGACCCTTAAGCCCGCCATTGAGGAAGCGTGGGGGCACATTGAGAACGCCTTTAAGAAGGTGGGCGACGGTATCCAGACCTTCATGGAGGGCGCGGCGGATTTGGCCGACGCGATCGCCCCCATCTTGAAGCCGATCGCGGATGTTGTCGTGGCGGTATTTGGTCCCATCTTGACGGAGATTATCGATAATGCCGCGCGTCTCTTTGAGCACATCTTCCAGGTTGTCGGCAGTGTCTTCGGCGCTATCGGTGAGATCTTCAAGGCTATCGCGGCTCTGCTGCGAGGGGACTTCACCGGAGCTCTGGAGCACTTGAAGAACGCCTTCTTCAACGTGTTCGACGCAATCTTCAACTTTGTCGGCGGAATCATTCGCGCGATCCTGCTCTGGCTCAGCACTACGGCAGGCCGTATCCTGGGGTTTGCGCGTAAGATCCCCGGCATGGTGTGGGACTTTATCAAGGGAATCCCGGGGCAGCTGGCCAAGGTGCCGGGTATGATTATGGATGTCTTCAAGCGCCTGAACCTGTTTAACTCTGGTCATAACCTCATCACCAGTTTTGGTCAGGGCATCGTTAGCGCCTTTAAAAATGTTAAGCAGTGGACCCTTGACTCGCTCAAGTGGTTGCGTAGCCTGTTCCCGTTCTCCCCGGCGAAGCGCGGCCCGTTCTCGCGAAGCGCACCCGGCGGCTACCTCGACACTTCGGGTAGCAAGATGATGCACGACTGGGGTAAGGGCATCTTGTCCCAGCAGGACTTCCTGTCAGACAGCCTCAGTACCATGATGGAGGACATCAAGAGCGACATCGACTTTGATATTGCTCCTGCGATTAGCACGCAGAACATGGACCTGGGCTTCGATGCGCGCGGCGACGTGCGCCTGTCGGGTAACGTGACAGGTAACCTGGAGACTGCGCTGATTAATGCCCTGTCCAGCGGTGTAGAATTGAGGATGGCAAAGGATACCGGTCGCGCGGTGCTCGGCTACAGCGAGTCCGCGATGCGAGCCAGCCGCTCTAGCTGGTAAGGACGAAAGGAGATAGGGAGTGGCCTTCACGATGGACACCACCATCCCGCAGCTTAGCGGACTTGATGGGCTGTTGTACGACGCCACGGTAGCGGTGTTGAATGGTAGGGTCCTCCCTATCGCCTTCGGCGAGACGATCACGCACTCCTACGAGGGCGCGCGGTTTAACACGTTCACCTCAGCCCGAGGAGTGCGCAGTATCTCGTACCGCGGGGACGCACCCCGCAACTTGTCGGTATCCCTTCGTATGCCCTGGAAGTATGTTGCCACAGTGCTGGGACTGGAGAGTGTACAGCGTGACCCGATATATGTCATCTCCCCCCTGGCGCGCCGCACCAACGTTCTCCCCCCGTGGTTCGACTGGAGCGATGTCCGGACAGGTAACCACCATCTGCTGGTAAACCACGAGTCGAATCTGAGCGGCTTCGCCCGCTCACTGAGCGATATCGCCTATACCGGCACCGCTACCTACGGCCCCTTCGTCATGGATTCCATCAGAACCAAGAGCGCGAATATATACGGGCGCGAGGCGTCAGTCCCGACCGGGGCCACGTACAGGTTCCGAGCAGGAACCCGATCGTCGGGCGGCAGTATTCCGCGGGCGGTCGGGCTAATCGGGTTTGATAGCTCCGGCAATAAGGTGTGGACCTCCCCTTTCATTGAGGCCAGCGGAACCTGGGGGGTGAGGACCTCGGCGGAGTTTACCATCCCGGATACCGTCGCCGTAGTGCGTGACTTCTATGATGCATCGCTAGTGTCCTTCTCCCCGATGCAGCTGTGGATCGGCACCCACGAGCCCCCGCCCTCGCCGCGCATGGGCGGAACGTTCCAAATTTCTGATCTCAGCTTCACCGAGGCGCCCAGCACCAAGGCGAAGCTGTACGATGTCTCCTATACATTGAAGGAGGTGGCTCCGTGAGCCCTATCTCTCATACGATTACGTCTGAGACTCTTGAGTGGAAGGGCATTATCCTTCCTATCGCGGATGTTGTGGTCACACACGAGTTCTCGCCGCTGCCCCAGGGGGTCTCTCCCGGTAGGCGAACCCCCCTCACCGTGACGTGCACAGCACGCACAAAGGCGTCGCCTACCCACCTCATGCAAACCCCTTTTGAGGGCGGTATCCCCAATCACGGTGATGCCGTAACGCTGACCTTGTTCAAGCGGTATGGGGATGACGGGGCTACGCGTGAGCACAAGCTTAGCCTGGTGGTAGACGAGGTTGAGTACGAAGGGGATAACCTGTCGTTGCGCCTCATCCAGCGCGTAGACTCCTTCTCTATCCCTATCTCAATCTCGCCCTGCCCGCCGCACCACACCCGATACTGGGCTGTCCGAAGTGATAAGTTCACCAAGGAACAAATTGGAGACGAGGGGGAGACACGAAGTGTAAACCCGTCTCTTCGGTGGCCTCTGTATTTGGCACTCCGTGCGGGCGGCTACTCGGTGACTCCTCCCCCGCTCCCGACGATCCAGCTTGACCTGCCGCTGCAGGGAGCGTACACAACGAACACGTGGGACAACCCGTATTATTCACAGGATGCGGACCGTGACGCGGCGATCTTGTCGAACGTCAAGGCGGTAGACTTCTTCTTGGACCCGGGACGGTGGGGCGCAGCCAGCGAGGAGTCGGAAGGGGTGAACGGTGTCGGATTTGCCGGAGAGCTGGCGAGGTCCCGATCCGGCAAAGATGGAAAGGAGTCCCCGTCTGCCGCGACATACAATGGTGTCTGGTTTATGGTCGAGGGTATCGTACAGGTAACCCGGGCTAAGGATCGCAAGGATATCTGGGACCGCCCCTTTCGCCGCGGGAACACCTTCACGTCCTTTATGATTGTTAGGTCAGAAGATGCAGTGAAGAACCCGGAGAACCTATACCAGGTGAAATTCTGTACGGGCAGGAGGCTCGGCCTAGCTTTACGATGGAATCAAGCCGGGCACTTCTGGGTGTACCGCTCCTCCTATGCGCAGGAGTGGGTGGGCTTCTCCCCCTCTGCCGAGTCGGTAGTCAAGGAGTTTGACATCGACGGCTGGCAGGGGAAGCGCGAGATTCCGGTGGTCATCGAACAGATCGGTGACCAGGTAACTATCCGCATTGGCACTGTCCACGAGGTGAGGTTCAATACTCCCTCGATTACAGGTCCCTACGGAGCTACCCCCACCTGGGTAGAGGTGTGGATTCACAACCCCACGAAATCTGCCGCTATGGGTGTTACGGGCGTGCAGGTCGCCAGTATCCCGACGGATGAGCCCTACAAGAGTCGGTTTATGGAGGTGGCGAAGGACTACCACCTCTTCACCCCGAAGGCTCGTATTTTCTCTAACCCCATCCTCTACACCCAGGGGGTGCTCCCCTCGGTCCGAGCGAAGCCCGCCGGTGAGGTGCTGGACGACATCTGTAGCTCCGCGGGGCTTACCTGGTGGATTCGCCCCGATGGGGTGGCGGTTGTTGTCCCCTTGGAAGACCTAGAGAAATCTCGTTACGGGGCTACCCACGCAATCAACGTGTCGTCCGATGTGAAGGACATCAGCTTCTCCAAATCCTCCGTGGACGCAAAGTCATCGCTCGAAATTGAGTACGCGAGCGTGGCGATGTGCTCCTTCGAGGAGGCTCGGTGGGTACTCTACGAGGGCGGCGGCTGGGCGGATATCGGTAAACCTGTCGAAGTCATGCTCACTGCGGCCGAGGAGATCGACTGGCTTGAGCCTGACTTCACGGTAGAGGACGCAGCGGAACAGGGCTATCTCTGGTTAAAAAGCGGCGTTGGGTCCTTCTACGGTGGTGGCACCGAGTACCAGATGCACTGGCGTAACCCGCAGGGGGTGTTGCAGAACGGGCCGAAGACTTCTGTGGCTATGGATGTCGTGTTCTCACTCGCTAAAATCAACCCCTGGAACGTTCGGCTGACTTCTACGTACACCCGCAGTTTTCCCCCGCCGGACCCCGGGGGTGGCCGGTTCTGGGAGAGGATGAATAAAGGAGCGCTGCAGGCTGTACCTAACCTGGAAAACCGACGTTGGGCACTAAACGCCGGGGCGCCGTCGCAGATTGACGCGCCCATCCACGGACTCCCTATCATCCGTGCTCGTGGACAGCTCAAGCGCGCGAAGAAGACCGGCACCATTGCGGGCAGTGTCCAGAACGCTGGTGTGCTGCAGGTGGGCAGCTGGGATTGGTTGATGGGGTCCAGCTTCGCGAAGGCAGCGGGCTACGCTATCGCGCCGTGGGTCCTCAAGCCCCGACTCCAGATCAAGTCCCTCGTCATCCGCTACCGACCCGAGGTGTCCATCGGAGACACGGTGAACATCTACGGCACCTACGGCTCCGAGATGGGTCGGTCGTTCGACGGAACACTATCCGGCATCGTGTACTCGGTGACCCATTCACCGAGTGTTGGCGAGACATCCCTCGGTGTGATGGTCAAGCCGCAGGAATAACCGCTAGATGGTACAATATGAGTAAGCCCTGCCCCGGCCTCCTAGATTTCGGGGCAGGGCTTATTGTGTACACGTAAGACTCCAAGGAGACACCATGAGCAACTTCGCACAGAAGCTCGGCTGGCCCGACTCTGCTACTTTCGTCCCGGCGCTTTCCTCGGTGGCCGACACCACCGAAGACATCATCAAGCGCGTCGTCAGCAAGGAACTAGCCAACCTCGGTGGTGAGGGCGGCTCCGGCTCCATTGAGGAAGCCCGAGTACGTGCTATCGCAAACGAGGTAGTCACCGCCAAGCTCGCGGAGGTAGGCCCCGGCATCACCGAGGCAGACGTCACCCGGCTCGCTACCGCCGCAGCGCAGGCAGCTGTCCGCGCTATCCCCGCGCAGACCCCCGGCGTATCCGCAGAGGAAGTAGACCGACGCATCCGCGCGGCTGTCCAGGCTCTCCCCGCGCCCACCCCCGGCGTAACCGAGGCTAAGGTCAATGAGCTGGTGTCTGCTGCTATCCGCGCTATCCCTGCCCCGGCGCCCGGCCTGGACAACGCAGCCGTGACCGCTATCGTTCGCTCCGAGCTGGCGAAGGCTACCGGCACGGGCGTCAGCTCCGCTGAGGTATCCCGCCTCATCGCCGCAGAGATCGCGAAGCTGCCCGCCGTGCCCGCTGGCGTGGCAACCGAAACCAAGGTGAGCGAGGCTATCGCGTCCGCGCTGACCACCGCTAAGTCTCAGTGGAAGTCCGAGACTCTGGCAGAGGTGGACACTAAGATTACCTCCAAGCTGGCAGCAGCTCCCAAGGCTCCGACCGTTCGCCTGGTCAGCCCCGGCGTCCTCGAGATTACTACCTACACCGACTAGTGGCGAAGTATGAGATTCTGACCCGCGCGGGAGTTGAAGCCGAAGTCACCCGCCAGGTCGCACGATTCGAGACACGCGAGAAGGACTTCGGCTTTAAGTCCGGCGAGCGCTACTACTCGCCCATCACCTACACGTGGCCGGACTTTTACAACGGCGCGTCTTCCAAGTGGTCTAAGTTCCTGGAGTTCAGCAGCACCCTTGGTATCGTCCTGCTGAACCGCTCCAGTGGTGACTGGCTGAGCAAGCGTCCCGACCCGGACTTCGCGAAGCAGGGTGAGATGGCGCTCGCCGCTGGCGCCCGCCGTGTGGCGTTCTACATCAAGACGCGACATGGTGCGATGCTCCCCGGCATCCCGGAGTCGTACCGGCAGAAGGTGGCGCAGAACCTCAACGTGGATATGTCCGCTATCACCAGCTACACGGAGGACTTCATCCTTCGCTCTGCAAAGGCGGTGAAGGAGGACTACCCCAACATTCCGGTGAACATCTTCCTGGACGAGACATCGCCCTGGATTGATATGTCCCTGCAGGACACCATCATCGCTGGGTACACCCGCTTGTACAAGCGCCTCAAGCAGGAACTCGGTCACGACACGCTGATTATCATCAACCCCGGCTCGAACACGCCGGCATCAATGATGGATGCGTGCGATGTCGTGCTCTCCTATGAGTCGAACGCGACTCGCTACCTGGACCCGGCGACGCAGTACATCCACCCGGACCACTACAAGCAGTTCCCCTCTTGGCGCTTCTGGCACATCATCCACGGCGTCACCGAGCAGAACATTGACGATGTTTTTGCTAAGGCGGAGGAGTTGGGCATTGGTCACCTGTACGTGACTGACCGAACCTTCAAGGTTGGCTCCGGCTCAGAGGACGAGCCGGAGGAGAACCCTTACGACAATCCCCCGAGCGCCTGGGTGGAGAACCGTGTGCGCGCCTGGATCAAGGGCGTGCTCCCCTACGAGCGGCGCATCGCGACGCTTGAAAAGCAAGTTAAGGAGTTGATGCAGCGATGAGCACTTATCGTATTGCTACGCTGAACGCGCAGTCGCGCTTCGAGGGTGACGGCGACGCGGCGGTTGAAGCTATCGCCCGTCGTGTCCTGGCGACCCAGCCAGCCGCTCCTGCAGGCGCTCCCGCGCAGTCAGTGTCCCCCTCTCAGGTGGACGTGACTCTGCCCCCGTACAACGCAGACCCCACCGGCACGCGCGACTGCCGTAAGGCGATTCAGGATGCTATTGATGCGGTAGCGGCCCGAGGTGGTGGTACGGTGTACCTCCCTGCGGGTACGTACCGTGTGGAAGACCCGTACATTGAGTTGAAGGGCTTCGTGCTGGTACGTGGTGCGGGCATGAACTCTACCCAGATTATCGCTCAGCCCCGTAAGCCGGTCACCGGCGAGGCGGCGCAGGATAAGGTGGGCGTGTTCCACACCGGCTCGTGGCGCAAGCGCAAGCAGGATGGTACGATGCTCCGCTTCGGCGTGACCGACCTGATGATTCGTAGTCACCGCTCCGGTACCCAGATTCAGGCGCCCCTCACGGGTGTCTACGGTGTGCTCTTCAACACCGACCTGGGCAAGAACCCGGCAGACCCCGACTGCGTGGCCACCCTAAACTTTGTTGAGGTGTGGGGAATGGAGGTCGGTATCGCGATTATCGGCAATGATGACCAGGCGATGAAGTGCTTCGGCCTCAAGGTTCGCCACTCCACCGAAGCCGGGCTTATTGTTGGTAAGCCTCCCGGTCACCCCGAGGGTGAAGCTGGCGCGGCGGACAACAAGTTCTTCGGCGCGGACATTGGCGGCTCCAACCAGGGCGGCGGTGACCACGCGGGCATTGAGATCTACACCTCGCAGACCAAGTTCACCAATTCGACCTCCTGGTACACCCACTCGAACACCACCGTAGAGAAGCTGTACTGCCTTGAAGGTGGCAAGTCGGATCTGGAGATGGGCGGCCCGAAGAGCCCGAACCGCGAGGCGCAGAAGAACGGCGCGGGCTGGTACATCGCGGCCACCAAGTGTACCTTCACTGGGTGTGAGGCACAGGAGAACGGCGGCCACGGCTTCGTTCTCCGCTACGGAGACAACATCCTGGTCGGTTGCCGCGGCGAGTCGTCCAGCTACGCCCCCACTCAAGCTAACGCTACCGCGAAGAACAAGGCGGCTGACTTCTACATCTGTGACGAAGGCGCAGGGCACACGCTCATCACGAGCTGTACTGCTGCGCTCGTGCGTCCGTCCGAGGGCGGCGCGCGTTGGGGATTCTACGTCGAAGGCTGGGTGAACAACCTGGACATCGCGCACTGCACCACGGTTGGTATCCCCAACCCTCCGGGCGCAGAGCAGCCGGTGCGCCTCTGGCGCGAGCTGGGCGATAACGTCTACGTCCAGGTAGACAAGTTCGCGAGGTCTACTCGACCCAAGGAGCGCGACAAGGCGGCTCCGGTGAAGTCGTACCCGATCGTTCCGGTGGAGGGCGTAACCTCCGAAGAGGGTCGTAGCTACGTTGCTGTCGATCCCAACACCGGCTACGGCTTTGTGCGCTTGGAGATGACGAGTACGAAGGACTTCGGGGACGGCGCGGTCATCGCTAATCTGCCTGCCGAAGCGCCCATGCCCTTGTTCGCGGTCAGCGGTCTTGCCAGCAAGGGTAGCGTGTGGATTCCGCAGGACACCCGCGAGGTGAAGCACTACGGAGCCGCCACGACTGGAGCTAAGATCCAAGTTACTGTCCCGGCGTTCTTCAAGGTGTCTTAGCGGTACACTAGGTACATAAAGAAGCCCTCACGCGCACCGATTATCGCGTGAGGGCTCTGGGTAATGCTCCACAGGGAACACATCATTGACCGTGATCTATTGTACCATTACCCGAATAGAGGTGTATGTATATGGCTGAGCAGACGTTCCGCGTCCCCCAGGTTGATGAGCGTGGCCACCTGACTGGTGCGGCCCTGGAGGGTGTGCGTGAGCTGATCCCCGCTGGTGGCGCCGACGGCTGGACGGCAGAGCGCCAGGCAAAGGCGCAGGGTTTCTGGGTCGAGCACTCGACGGAACCCCCCGCGGAGGAGACTAAGTTCGGCGTTCCGGTGGTGTGGCTACGTGAGGGCACCTTCACCGAGCCCACCCCCGTCAAGCCGTACCGCCCGAACCCTAACTACCGCCGACGCACTATCACCATCCCTGTACAGGCTGGCTTGTCGTGGAAGATTGACGGCGAGCCCGCCAGCCCTGGCGAACACGTGGTGCCTGGCGATGCTTTCACCCCGGTAGCTGTCACTGCGGAAGCTTCGGATAACTTCAAGTTGGCCGCCCCCGGTTCCTGGCCCTTCCAGTTTGGCTCCCTCAAGGGCCGAGTACTTATCGCGTCGGATGTCTTCGCAGGTCGAGCGGGCGAGATTCTAGTCCCGCCGGTCCCCCAGGAGCAGCGTGCAGGCCGACACCCTTATGCGATCCTAGAAGGCGCACGATGGAACAACGCTGCGGGCGGTACTGCGGAGGTCCGGTGGTCCCAGCACGGCTTGGGCGAGGCCACCGTTGGTGGCGTAGTGAAGCCCTCCGGCTGGGAGGTCGGTACCGACGGCGCGGCGGTCAATATTGGTATCAAGAACCTTGAGGCGTCTCTCGTATTTAATACCGGAACCCCCAACATCTCGCTCGAAATTGAAGTATCTGAGGTTACCGCTTCTACTCCGTTCACTCTCCACTTGGGTCAGCCGAAGCAGCTTATGAACTCGGCAAGCAAGGTACAGCCCTCGGTGCGAATGAACGCCGACGGAACCTCTGCAATCCAGGAGCGGACGCAGGATGGCGTCGTCTCAACCATAAACGCTGGATCGCCTATCGGCGTGTGGCGCTTCGATTGCTTGGACGGTCGTGTGGTCATCACGGCTCCCTCCGGTGAGCGTGCTGTGCAGGACTTCTCCCCCCTTGCCCCCCGCGAGTACGGTCCGTATTCTAAGCTGTTTATTGGTGAGAGCAACGCAGTGAGGATTAAGAGCTTCAAGCTGTACGCATCTCCCTCTCGCTAGTTAGGAGTATGAATGTCAGCGAGCATCAATAAGGGTGGTATGAAGATGCCGCTCCAGCCTCTCGTAAAGAGCGGTGGCGAGTGGGTACCTGTCGAGGCTAAGAACGCATACCCGTATGTCATCCCGAGCATTTTTATGCCTGGGAAGTATCTAGGGAAGGGTACCATCTGGCAGCGTGATGTATCTAAGATGCCCCTCGCACCTAACTCAGCTGCTATGGCGGCGTGGATGCAGAAGAACACGCCGGACCCCTGGGGTCTGTATGGTGATGGGCGTAAGCCGGGATGGGGTGTTGGCACGTCGCTGAACACCAGCGCATACGGCACCGCACCGATTGCACTGTACGTCGTGGACTCCCGACACCCTGCGTGCCCGCGAGTAAACATGGAGACACGAGGCGGCTTCCCCGCTATGGACCCGAAGATTCGAGCGGTGTACAGCCGTGACATCCCGATCCCTCCGTATGCGCGCCCCGCGCGAAATGGTGACCGGGGCATGGCTGTCTATGACGTCGGTACGGGCATCATGCGCGAGTTCTTTATGGTGGAGCGTTCGGAAGCCGGTGAGTGGAAGGGCGAGATGGGATTCAGCGTGAACAATCCGGGACTGGAGGACTTGGCGGAAACCAACTACGCTACGGCTCTGCAGGCAGGTTCGAGCGCTGTCGCCCGTATGCACAACAACTTGGGCTTCATCGGCATTAACGAGGTGCGCGCCGGGGAAATCCAGCACGCCCTAGCCTTCACCTTTGGTGCGGTGGCCAAGGGCAACCCGCCCAGCTACCCCGCCAGCGGTACCGATGGTAAGTCCCCCGCTACCGAGAAGGACAAGTCCCCTGTGCACGGTCAGTGGGGCCGAGTGCGCGCGGACGTGGACCCGAAGTTCAACCCCAAGACCGGAGCACCGTATAACCCTCTGACTCAGCTGTTGATTAAGGCGGCGCAGCGGTACGGGCTTGTGGGCACGGATACGAACTCATGGTGTCACGCTTTTAACGCGGAAGACGGACAGACCGAGAAGGCTCTCTACGGCGTGGACCCGTGGGGTGAGGGTGGTGACCTCCGAGGAGCGCTGGCTGAGCGCTTCCTGGCAGACCCGAAACTCGCTTTCGACGTGAACGACTTCCCCTGGGATATGACCGAGTGGGCACCGATTGACTGGGGGCGACCCGACACGGACTTCACTCCCCGCCATGCGTTTGACAACGCATGGCAACGTGAGGACAAGGCCGTACAGTAACGGAAGAGGGAAAGAAACACCATATGCACCCGTTCACTAATACCCCGAACATGTTGTCGGAGGTGCGATGAATAGTGATCTATTCCCGCCGGAGGTCTGGGCGCTCGGGGGCGTAATCCTGGGTACCCTAATCCCCGCGTTTTTCGCGTTCATCACTGGTCGTCAGCAGGCCAAGCATGAGTCAAATAAGGTGCTGATCGAGGCTCTGGAGCGCCGTATTGGCGATCTGGAGAAGCACCTGCGCGAGGAGACAGACGCTCGGCGTTCGCTAGAGTCCGAGGTTCGCACCCGCGAGCTTGAAGCGCACTCGACGGCAGACAAGGCGCGTTGGGTGATGAGCATTGCCATCTCCCACATTAACCGGCTGAACGCCCACATCGCGTCTGGTTCGCCGCCTCCACCTCCCCCCATGCCGGGAGAGGTGGAGGAGTGGGTGAGCCGTGAGCTGTGGACTACGAGCTTTCAGCCCGGCCACCCCAATTTAGACAAGACCGAAAAGAAGAAGGAGGAAGAGTAATGTATCTCGCTGAGCCTGATTCATCGCTCGTGAATAGCATTGCGCGCTCACCCAATTTTGACGATTCCGGCACTTACGACCGCAAGTCGAAGTGGATCGTGCTGCACACGATGGAGACCGCCGAGGGCAATTCCATCGCCGAGAGCATCGGCGGAAATTGGTTCACTAACCCCGACGCGCAGGCGTCCGCGCACTACTGTGTGGACAACGACTCGATTGTGCAGGGCGTGAATGAGGGCGATTACGCCTGGGCGTCCGGCCCGACCGGCAATTACCTCGGCATCCAAATTGAGATGGCAGGCCGCGCCTCCCAGACCCGCGCTGAATGGCTGGACGACTACAGCCGCGCCATGCTGGAGCGTGTCGCGGCGCTGACCGCCGATATTTGCACCCGACAGGGGATTCCCGCGGTAGTGCTGACTGATGAGCAGGTCGCCGCCGGTGACCCTGGTATCACTACTCACGCGGCGCTCGCCCGTGTGTTCCGTGAGACTAATCACACCGACCCTGGCCCTAATTTTCCGTGGGACTATTTCATGGAGCGTGTCCGCGCTCACTTGAACGGAGGTAGCGTAGAGGTGCCGGCGGCACCCGCTGCCCAGCCTAGCGTCCCGGCACCGCCGGCAGGCCCTACGCCGCTCCGCGAGGGTGTCTGGCACGATGCGAGCGGGTGGTTCACCGTCACCGCGGACGAGCCCCTGCCTATCTCTGCTGACACTGAGCTGGACTCCCCAGCTGTGGGCCACTACGCCGCCGGCACCGGTTTCAATTTCGATGGCTTCATCGCCGCGAATGGCTACGTCTGGCTGTCCTATGTCTCGTGGGCGGGCCCGCGCCGCTACGTCGCCGTTGGCCCCAACGACGGCAGGGAAGATACCACCTGGGGAACCGGATTCTAACCGAAGGAGGAACGTTGAACAACAACATTTCTAACACTAGCGCTCGCCTCGGCGCGCTCCGCACCGCGGTTTACGCATTTTCTATTGCGCTTCTGGCGGCGCTCGGCACCCACAATGTGATCGAGCAGAAGACTATTGACGCCATTGTTCCGCTCATCTTCCCGACGTTCGCGCTGGGCGTGGCGATCTATAATGTCTTCCCGAAGAAGCGCCCGCACCAGGACATTGTGCTGCCTACCGCAGACGACGTGGCGGATGCGGTGGTGTCCCGCCTAGGTACTGGTGAGGATGCGCCGGTCGCACGCCGCGAGGATGTCCCCTCGGTAGAGGACATTGTGGCCGCCGTGGTATCCGGTATCTCGGCTATGCCCGCGCCTGCACCCCACCCTACGGCTCGTGGTCTGCGCAGTGACCACGGCACTGAGGTTCAGGGCATCCTGAGCGAAGCGAAGGAGCCCACCGAGCAGTAGCAACTCTGCTATACTTGTGGGTACCAGGGGCGTAAGCCTCCCACCTGCGCAGGTGCGACGGGCAGCACTCCATGAGTACAGCACCCGTCATCATACCGGTATAGCCACTCTGCTATACTATTTCGGAAGGCTCCTACGCCTTTCATGTAGAGGAACCCCCCACACCCGGAGCTTGTCGGTGTGGGGGGTTTTGCTATGCTCCCCGAAGGGCGGCTTGGTACTCGTTGATCGCGTGGCTAGGCTCAGCATCATGCCCAGCAAGCCACTTCGCGGCTGTCAGCAGCGCTCGAAGCTGCGCCTTGCGGAGCGGGTACACCTTATCATCCGTAAGGTACCTATCCCACTCACGCTCCATCTCAACGACGAGCCCAGCAACACCCGGAGTCGGGCGCTCACGAGTCCACATCGCGTACTGCAAGTGGAGCTGTAGGCACTTGCGCGCCTTATCCAAATCCTCCTGGCCGTTCTTGCTCGGCGCGCGCCACAAATACTTGAGCGCCGCGCCTGCGAAGTACGGCATTTTGTTGATGTGTTTCTCCAAGTCCACGGAGAAGATGGGGTCGTAGTGATGCGGATTGACCGGATCAACCGCCAAATCAGCGCGTGGTGCTTCTACTTCCATGTTCAGGATTCCTTTCTCGATAATGCTCTTGGATACCTCCCCGGTCAGCTCCAGCTGCTCCGAGTAGTTGTACCCGTAATCCCATGTTAGTGCCTCGATGAGGTCGAGCGTTGCCTTGTACGCACGGTGGACGCAAGCCTCGCACCGGGGGTTGATTGTCTCCCACGGCACACGACACGAGACGCACCGGGCGGATCGAGGTATCGGTGGTGGTGTTCGTGGTGCGGGGACAGAGACGCGTCGCATCCTTACTCCTTTCGATAGCGCGCGCAGTAGTAGCCCTCTGCCGCGAGCGGCAGACCCTCTGACCACGGCGGCGCGAGCGGGTTGCCCACTCCTGCGCCCATCAGCTCCTTCATGCGCTCCACGGTTACCCCGCCTTCGGCAATGACCTCATCGTGAACGTGCGCGACAACCGGAACGTTCTCCTTATCGAGGTTCACCAGAGCGTGAGCTAGAACGTCGCGGGCTACCGCCTGCGTCACGTTCTCGGTCAGTCGCCCACCGTAGGTGGGGATGACGGCTCGGTGACTTTTGGGGTCGAGGAAGTGCAGAGCCTCCACTTCCTTATCGAACTTGGAGACGGTGCGGAAGTGGAGCTTGTGGTAGAACAGCTCGCGGCCACTGGGCAACTTGATCGTGACCAGCCCGTTAGCCCTTGGGTGGATGGTAATGTACTCGCCGACACGCCCGGAGCGGTTACGCATCGCGCGGTCCATGTCAGCCCAGAACTTCGCGATGCGCGGGTTAGCCGCGCGGTACGTCTGCTTGATCTCTTCAAGCTCCGCGTCGGTGCCCTCTGCACCCATCGCCTTGAGCGCGTTGATGCCGCCACCGTAGCCCAGCGCGAGGACTGCAACCTTACCCTTCTTACGCAGAGGCTTCGCTTCCTCATAGGGCACATGGAACATTCGGGCAGCAGTCTCGATGTAGATGTCTCGACCCGCTCGGAACGCTTCGAGCACCCACTCCTCACCGGCGAGCCACGCCAGTACGCGCGCCTCAATCGCGCTGTAGTCACAGACGGTGAGGGTCTGCCCTGCAGGTGCCATGAGCGCGCCACGGATGAGCGGCTTGAGCTCCGAGATGCTGAAATTCTCGGCAGGCTCGTTCATCACGCGATCGACAAACGCTTGGGTCTTCTCGTCGTCGCCAGCAGTGACGCTCGGGAGGTTCTGCAACTGGACACCACGCCCAGCCCAGCGCCCGGTGTGCGCGCCGAAGTACTGGATAGTGCCACGAACGCGATTACCCACGCCGAGTCGGTTCGTCATCGCCTTGAACTTAGCGACGCTCGCCGCGTTGGATGCCGCGCGCTCTTCGAGGAAGGTGCGCACATCTCGCGGCAGGTCGGTTCGGGACAGCAGGTAAGCCACGGACGCTTTGTCTACGCTCTTGAGGGGTGCGCCCGTGTCCTTGAACACTGGTATGTCGTTCTGCCCATCCATCACGCCTGCCTCAACCAGGCGGTGGTTCACCCAGGCCAACACCTGAGCCGTTGAGTTCGGGTTGGCAAGCCCAGAGATGACACCCATATGCCGCAGGTGCAAGTCCTTGACGACGGCGGCGATGTCCATACACCGAACCGCCAGCTCCGCGTCCACCAGAATACCCCGGTCGTTGATGCGCTGGTCGGCGTTCCATACCTCGCGCTCCCCCTTGGGGAAGCCGCCGTAGCGGGTGGTCAGCGCCGTGTAGACCTCGACCATCGTATCGACGTCCTGGATAGCGTAGCGGCAGAAGGCAGCCCACTCTTCGGGGCGCTCCTCGGGGGTCGCCGCACGTCCGGTCTTCTTGCTCGGGACGCAGAACATCGCGATCAGAGCTGTACCGGCAGAGTCCTTCTCTTCCACATGCAGCGCGCGGGACAGGTCAGCCAGGCTGCCGGGGAAGCCCAGAGAGCGACCCATCGCCATAGTGTCGATGAAGCGCTCCGGGGGGATGAAGGTGCCCGGCGCGTAGTCGAAGATGCGAGAGAGCACCTGGCGCTCGAAGTTGGCGTTGTGCGCAACGAAGGTAACGTGTTCACGTTCGTTCAGTCCGCGCAGAGCCCACTTGATCTCGGCTTCGCCCTGAGCAATCTTCGTCTGCCCGTCCACGCCGTAGCGGTAGGTCATGATGAGGGGCGCGAAGTCAGGCGAAGCCATGTACGGGTACGCGCCGCAGTCGCGCAGGTTCACCGAAGAGTACGTTTCAAAGTCGATGAACATCAGTGTTTCCATAGAAGTCTCCTAGAGGAAACCCCCGGCACGTGGGTAGAATCCGTGCCGGGGGTTTAGTGTGGAAGAGTTACAGTCTACAGCACGTCGTCAATCGACTCAGCCGAGGAGTATGCCTCCGCACCGTCGTTGCTGACCTCATCCATGTAGTCGCCCAGACCCTCGAAGGCTGCGCCAGCGTCGCGTACACCGTCTAGGCGCTCGCCGTCCTGGGTCTTGAGAACCGAGTTCAGGAAGAAGGTCAGTCCGGTGGAGCCTGCGAAGCGGTAGACGAAGGGCACCAGTTCAACGAAGCCGTAGTCACCGGAGTGAACCTCTTCGACATCTGCCTTGACCGGGCCGGGCTTTCCGGTGGAGGGGTTGGTACCCCACTTGAAGACAGGGACAGGGCCGCGCTTTGCCTTCGGATTGACGTTGAAGGAGTAGGTGTTCACCAGGTGGGCGGGGGTCTGCTCGTCACCCTGCTCGTCGTTATCGGTCACCTTGGTCTTAAGCTGGGTTTTGGAGGCGATGCTCAGTGCGAACTTGTCACGCCAGTGCTTGTTCATCAGCTCTGCCTGCGCCTTGGTGAGTCGCTTTTCTTCCACCGCCTCAGCGACAGCAAGCTTCACCTTCTCGCCCAGAGCGTCCATGATGAGGGTATCGGAGTTGGGGATCTTGTCGTCCTTGCCGATAATCAGCTGGATACCGTACTCCAGACCCTCAAGCTTCTCGCTGTTGGCGCCCTCCTCTGCGAGGATACGGTTCACGACTGCCTGCGGGACGAACTCGCGCTTGTTGCCGTCAGCGGTGACGCGAGAGGGGTCCTTGAGCTTGACGTAGGAGAAGCGGACGCGGCCGAGGGTTACTGCATTGTATGCCATGATGGTTGGTTTCCTTTCAGTGGTTAGATAGTAAGGTTTTCGTAGGCCGAGGCGGTTGCTTCGGCCTTGATTTCTGCCGGGCGCTTGTCGCTCGCCGGGACGAGAGTAAGCTTTCCGGTGGTCTTGGTGACGAACTCGCTTGCCGGAGTGTCCTCCAACTTCGTCTTGAGCTTGCGCTCCAGTACGGTGATGGTTTCCAGCTTCACGATCGTCTGGCTGAGCCCGTCGGTGCTCACTCCGCCTTCTTCAAGAGCACGGAGGAAGCCTTCGGGGTCGGGGATGGTCCGTCGCGAGGAGCCACGCACGACCTTGAGTCCGGGGAACTTCACCCCGTGGTCATACGCCTGGGTGAGCACGTGCTCCTCCACGTCGGTGAGCCATTTCTTAATCGCCTTGGCGTTCAGGGCGACCATAGCAAGCTGCTCGACGGTCAGCTCGCCTACTGGTGCGAGGACCGGGGCATCAGTCATCAGTCAGCATCCCTTCTTGTAGGAGGAATCCCCACATAGCGTTCGCTCGCGCCGAGCAGATTGCCTTGGCGGGGCACCATTGGCAAATCTTATCGCTCGGACAGAACGAACCGGAGGAGGTATTGATTTGGTCGATAGCAGGCAGAACCTTCGTGTCCACCCAGCTACGCAGCTCGTCCGCGGAGAGATGGAACTGGCTGTGGCTATGCAGGCGCGGCTGGAAGATGTGCAGTTCGACGGTCTGAATGTCAAAGACAAGCTCCCACAGGCGTAAAGCGCCCGCTCCGTAGAGTAGAAGCTGCGGATTCTCAACCGCGCTCACTGGGATCCCGGAACCGTACTTGTAGTCGATGACGTACAGGGTGTCGCCGGTGATAACGATAGCGTCGGCGGTGCCGAAGCACTGCTCGGTGACCGTCACACGCTGCTCAATGAGGACTAGTGCGTTAGGGTCGTCGCGGAGAATATCTAGAATGAACTCAACCTGCCCGGAGGCGAACTTCTCCATCTCGGTAATTGCCGAGTAGCCGAGTAGTTTCTCTGTCGCCTCAGCGAGGCGCTTACGTTCCGCCTTGAACTCGGCGGCTGGTACCTTGCCGAGGGCCTGGTTCATCAGGTTTTCTAGCACGGCGTGCGCTAGAGTTCCTTCTTCTGCCGCCACGCCCGCCGCCTGCTCCGGTACCCTGGCTGACTCGATGAGGTCAAACGACTTCGTGCAGTTGAGCCAGCGGTGGCTGGAGGAGGGGGAGAGTTTAGCGTGGACATCAGGCATTGGCGACCCGTTCGAGCTCAGCAACCTTCTCTTCCAGCGTGCGGAGGAGGCCGGGGCGTTCGCTGGCGGGCGCTTCGGAGAGCTTCTGGTAGCCCGCGGCGTTAGCTACCTCGATGAGGATTGCACGCGCGCCGACGGGATCAAGTTCCTGGAGCTTTCGGGCAGTGTCAGCCAACTGTGATAGGGACACTTCCTTCGGTGCGGCCTTCGGAGCACCGTTCTCCAACGCCTCAACGCGCTGGGTCAGGTTCTCCAGAGCCGCCGCAATGGACTGCAACTCCTTGATGATGATGGTGGCCGCGTCCGTCATGGCGGCGGCGCTTGCCTCAGAGTTGAGGGGAGTCATGATTCAATTTCCTTTCATGTAGAGCCCGCCGGAGCGGGGGTGACTCCAGTATTGCACGGAAGCCGCACCCGCTTCAAGCAGGCATTGGTGAGATAGCCTACATATCTTCCTGGTAGGCCACGCGGAAGACCGGCTGATAGCCGTAGCAACTGACACGCTGCCTTTGTTCTTCCTGGACCAGCACACCCTTGCGAGTGAGGCTGACCAGCGCCGAGGTAATGCGGTTTTGGTCGCGCAGGGACATATCAGGCAGCCCCTTGCGCATAATCTCGACCCACACAGCGGCGGGAGTGAGGAAGGAACGGGGTTTCGAGGCGGGCTTGGTAGTGCGTTCGCTGTAGTCGCGCTCCTGCAACCAGACAAGGCGCTCGGACATAGGCATACGCTCCCAATCCTCGGGAACAGGCATGTCCAGGCCCTCGGAGATGAGGGCAACCAGGTTGTCCTCCATCGTGTGCGACCTTCGGGCATCCTCGGCCAGCTGCTCCTCCTCCGGGGACAGCACGGGGCTCTCCCCCGACTGGTAGAGATGCACGGCCTCTGCCCAGACTTGATCGACGTACTCCGGGGTGTATTTATCGAAGTCCATCTGCTCCAGCACGTCCACGATGAGGAAGCGGCGGTTGCCGTCGCGTTCCCTTAGCATCATCGGGTCGTTGGTGGTGCCCCACACGACCCACCGGCGGGGTACCTCGGTAGCTGAGCGGTCATACGGCAGTCGGTACACGTCTCGCTGGCGTGTCAGGAAGTCCTTGAGCTCGTTGAAGTCGGCGTTGTTGAGGGCGTGACCTTCATCCGACACCATAATCCACGAGCGTGACGCTGAGATTAGCGTGTCTTTGTTCTGGATGTCGCCCAGGCTGGCGGTGTACCCGCGTGCCATGCGCTCGATCCAGGTCGTCTTGCCGACGCCCTGCCCGCCGTAGAGGATGAGGGACTGGTCCACCTTGCATCCAGGCTTGAACGCCCGCGCCACTGCTCCGAGCAGGGCGCGTTTGGCGACCATCCGAGTGTAGGCGGTGTTCTCCACACCGGGTAGGCAGGTCTCCAGCCTTGGTATGCCGTCCCACGACAGGCTCTGCAGGTACTTCTTAACCGGGTCGATGCGTCGTTCGCGGCGCACACGCCCTAGAAGGTCATCTACACGCTGGCGAGTGACGCGCCTGATCTGGTACCGCCGCTCGATATGGTCTTTCAGGCCGCTTACGTCGGCGTTGTTCACCTGCGGCGGGCTACCGTCGCGCAAATCGTAATTCTCGGGCATGATTGCTTCGTAGTCGCCGCGAACATTCCACCACAAAGACTTGAATACGGGGTCGTTCTCGAAGATGAGGTCGTAATTCTCGATGCGATCCTCGACCTGCAAGGTCTTATCGTGGCGTATCAGCCTGTGCATCCAGTCAGTCTCAATATCTGATGAGTCTTCTGCAATGGCAAGCTCCGGTTCGTGCTCAGGCTCCTCGGTGAGGGTTGAGACAATCTCACCACCCGTCAGAGGGCTTCCCGCCGCCTCCGGGCGGACCACCTGTTCGTAGGCATCAGCTGCCCGGCGCGCCGCGAAGCCTGCATGACTGCTCAGGAAGTGCTTCATGGCACGGGCGGACGGGGAGTGAATGATTGCACCCTCGTAGCCCGCGTCAAGGTGCCCAAACTTATGGATTCGCACCAAATCGAAGGCGTTCTGCGCTCGCCCGCTGGCCGGGTCGCTCCTATGATTCGAGAAGTACAGCAGAGGAGCGTCCGGGAAGGGGCTCATGCCCGGAGCGGAGCTCTTATCGGCCTTGGTGTAGCGGAAGCGGCTCCCAACACGTTCGTAGGGCAGCCCGAACACCTCGATTAGCTCATCCAGGTCTTGATAGAGCCTGCAAAACTCCCCGGCGATGCCCCGGAGTGTCAGCGGGTCCTTCTTGCGCACTCGTCCAAGCGATACTACGTCGCCCGGAGAATCCGGCGCGCCTTGGAACAGCGAACCGGAGGCTAAGGGGCGGTCCAGCTTGCTCCCCCACTCGTACAGGCTCGGGTCTTTGGCCGCGGGGGTGAACATAATCTGACTGGGGGTTGCGCTGGCCGCGTCGATGGACGCTTGGGGAACAGCGCGCATGATTTCACGCACGATACGGGCGTACACGTCCGGGGAGACCTGCTCATCCAGCGGAATGAGCACCCGGTACGAGGGCTTATGCTCCGAGTGCGAGTAGGTCGTGTGCCATAGCACCGCCACGTCGTTCAGGTAGCTCAGCAGGCTCGTGAATCCGCCGTCTGAGGCACCGTCCAAGTCAAGCGTGATGACGCTACGACCGACAACGTTATCCCCGCTTCGGTGGTGCCCGCGCAGCTCACCGGGGAGGTATGACCGGGCATTCTTCTTTGTGCCGGGGTTTGCCAGCATGACGAGGAAGTCCTCAATGCTGTACTGCAGGGCGGTGGTGCTGGCGCTGGTACCCAGCGCGAACTCGACGGGGAAGCGCTTCTCGGTGCGGATGTCTGAGGCGGTGGTGAGTGTTGTTGGGGACAGCACTGACATGGTACTATTGCTCCTAAGTCGATGTTGAGTCACTTTTTTCAGTGGTTAGTTACGCCCCCGGAGTTTTTAGCTCCGGGGGTTTTTCGTTGTGTGCCCATTCTACACACCAGGCGCGTCGTCTTTCTTCTTGAGGTAGTCCAGCAGAGCCTGCTGAGCGTCCACCTTATCGGTCAGGCGGGCGTAAACGTGCTCGTCAATGGAGTTCGGAACCTCAAGAATGTGAATAGTCACAGGGTGCTCCTGTCCGCTGCGGTGAAGGCGCTTATTGGACTGCAACCACGCCTCACTGCTCCAGGGCAGGGAGAGCCAGACGGCGATGTGGCCGCCCTTCTGCAAGTTCAGACCGTGACCAATTGACTCGGGGTGCGCGGCGAGGATGGGAATCTCACCATTGTTCCAGCGGTCCACGAAGTCCTTGTCCTTGACGGTGCTCACCAGCGGGCCGAGCTTCGGGTGCGCCTTGAGCATCTGCAATTCTGCGGCGAAGCGGTAGAAGACCAGCACCGGGGAGCCATTGGCGGCTTCCACCAAGTCCTCCAGCTTGTCGAGCTTGGAGCGGTGAAGCTGCTTGAACGGGCGCTCAGCGCTCTCAGGAGCGTCGATGTCGGCTTCCTGGTACAGGAAGCCACTTGTGATCTGTGAGAGCTTACCAGAGGCTACAGCGGCGTTCTGGGCGGTAATCTCCTCGCCCTCCGAGGCGAGCCACACGCTCATCTCGTCTCGCATCTTCTTGTAGGCCTTCACAGCAGAAGCAGTCATGCGCACCGGGTGTGTCACGCAGGTGACCTCGGGCAGTTCGACGCGACCCTCCGTGCCCTGGGAGAGCACCAGATGCTCGATCGCTTTGTACACCTTCGTCTCGGCTCCAGCCTGGGGGAGCCACTGGGTGAAGTTGCCGAAGCGCTGGGACGGGAGGAAGAAGCGCTCACGGTAGGCGGTCAGCGTGCGGCCCAGAGCCAGGCCGCCGTCGAGTAGCTTGATCTGGGAGTACAGGTCGAGCAGTCCCTTCGGGGTGGGCGTGCCGGTCAGACCCCATACGTGCTGGACGAAGGGCGTAATCATGGAGGCACCCTTGAAACGCTGCGTGGCTTGGTTTTTGTAGCCGGAGAGCTCGTCAATGATGAGGGTCTTGAAATAGCCGGAGGCAGCCTTCTGTGCGGCCTCAGCCAGGTTCTCACGGGAGATGACGGTCAGGTCAGCGTCCACTGCGAGAGCGGCGGCGCGCTTCTGCGGGGTGCCCTTCACGACGGTGACGGACAGGTGCGGTGCCCAGATGTCACGCTCGGCGGCCCAGGTGAACTCGGCTACACGCTTCGGGGCGACGACGAGAGCGGGAAGGTGGTCGCGGGTGAGGGCGCACAGGCAGGTTGCGGTCTTGCCCAGACCCATATCGAGGAAGAGAGCCTTTCCCTTGCCGGGGCGGTGGAGGAAGTCTACTGCCTCCAGCTGGTAGGGGCGCAGCTTGAGAATAGGGTCGGTAGTCATGGTGAGTCCTTTCGTGCGGTCAGCTGCGGTCTCGCTCCGCGAGCCATTGCGTCACGCCCTCGTGTCCGTAGAGCACGGCGACGTTCGCTCCGATGGTGGTTAGTTTGTTGATGACGTGCTTCTGGCGGGCCGAGACGCGGCCACCGCGTGCGCGCTTGATTTCGAGGAACCAGACCTCGCCTCCGGGGAGGATGACGATTCGGTCGGGCACTCCCGTCTCGGAGGAGATGAATTTGTAGCTGAGCCAGCGACGCTTGATGCACTGCTTGCTGAGGTACTTTTCGACGTCCTTTTCGAGGGGTGTCCTGTTCATGGTTTTGGGGGTCCTTTCTGACGCTCTCGCCAGAAAAGTATATATATTTTTTAGATCGAGGGTCATTGAGCGCCACTTCCCTTTATTTACAAGGGAT